GCACGTTCCCTTAGGGACTCGCACTCGCAGTCGCATTTGCGCTGCTAGACCATTGTTTCACATTGTTTTACAATGGCCTATGTATTGTTATTGGTGTTAAAAAGTTAGTGTATCATTTTCGCTTCTGACATTGATAATTCTAAAACAGTTGTAACAAATAAATCCGAACGAAATCAAACATGGATATGTGTTGGTCCTAGAATGTTCTCAAACGGAAATATTTGTGTGCGGACAAGTTAATCTAAACTAATTTGATCATTGAAATGAACGAAATTAGAAGAAATACAAGTCTCAAACAAAGCTATTGAAGAAGAAGAATAGAGCGAAAAGAGGCAGGAAACGGGACTTACATTGAATGAGCAACCAAAGGAACGATACGAAAGTTTGGAAGCTAAGACAAATGCCCGTTTGAAGCGTGTTTACATTGTAAGCTCATTTATGCCAGTGGAGATCGCGTTAACTCCGCCGGCCATGGCACCGTAAGGTCCTGGTAGAATGGCTAGAGAACCGGAGACCATGCGTATTATGTTTAGAACGCGCCTCCAGAAATTCTCGTTATCCATATAGTGGACACCTACAGGTAATTCCTTGATGATTTGTTTATACAGTGCTATAGCCACTGCGTCGTTGCAAGAAACCATCTGGTACTCGTAGAGTCCTGACGTGGGTGATGCGATATATTCGACGCATGCATAATTGCGGATAACAAAGGTGTTCTGTGCACCTGTGTTCGTTATCTTAATGCAGAGTGATTCAAAGCCGTTATCGAAGCCTGGTATTCCGGTAGTGCCGGGGGCGATAAGCTGTTGAAAGTCTGAGGCAACCATGTTGATGGGTATGCTTCCTTGTGAGTCAAAGATGGGTGAAAATTCGAATACGGAACTAGATGAATATGTACCGGCGAAGATACCATTAATCACCGGCCCTGAGTATGCTTCTGCTGTTTGAGCACCTAAGGTTTGATTCAATCCAGTAACAGTACGTAAACCATCAGTAAGAGCGGCCTGTGCTGACCTCTCCATGACTTGGGGATTTATCTTCCAAGCTGTGATTGAACCGGACCATTGCATTGCATTAACGGTTGGGACCAGTTCGACGTGCTGTGATACGTATCGGAATTTAGTGACATTATCTGTCGATGTAGCTTGTGAGGGAAACAGTGTTGCACTATCTCCATATGACACTGGGCCCCATGCGTTAACGTTGCTAAGGGGTGTTCCAGCGGCAAGATTGAAGGTGAAGTAAGCTATCCCTGGGATTGGTAAGATTAAGATGTAGGAATCACGTCCGGCAGGGTTGTCAAAGTTGGAGGTTAGACGGTGCTTCTTCGTTAGGGATTTACCTTCAAACTGATCGGGTACGCCTCTAACCGAGCTGGCTGCGAAATCTGGTGGCGCGAACGCACACTTGAGAAACGCTAATCCATCTGCGGTGACTTTGGCAGTACGCAATGTTTGACGCAAGCTACTATTCATTGTTCGAAGAGCAGATGATTGTCCTAATGACATAGAAGGGGGTATAAAAGACATCGGAACATACGATTTCGAAACGTACGGTTCGCCAGCTGGAATACCTGTTGTGATACGGTTCTTCCTTCTGTTGGCGTTTCTTCGTCTGTTTCGTAGGGTGCGCTTCAATGGTTTGTTGATCGCTTCTGCGACTAAACTTTTGAGAGACATGTTGGCAGGGCGTCGTCTTGGACGTTGTTGTCTTGGTGGGTTATTCATTATTAATAAAAATTAAAATCGTAAGGGTGTTGTGACCCTCGAAAGAAGTTGAGATCAAGTGACTGACTGTTTATGGTTTGCTCTTTTGGCTGCCTTCGCGGCTATTACGAGTTGTCCTTCTCGCTTGTGTTATACAAGATTTGTTTTTGGTTTGCTCATTTGGCTGTCTTCGCGACATTACGAGTTTTCCTTCTCGCCTGCGTTATGCAGGATTTCGTATTAGCACTTACTTCTTACGAGTGTTGATGGCCGAGCCACCACCCTCAGGATTCCCCTTTGCTGTTTGGGGTGAATAACGTGCGGCTTTAGTTTTAGCCTGCACGGCGTTGCCCTGGGCACGTTGGGAATTAGCTTTCCCAGTCTGCTTCCCACCAGTGCGTAACACTTGTGTTCGCTGTGCTGGAGGGTTGAAATCCACAGATCTGAAATGTGGATCGGCTTTATAATGACCTGGTGTCGTGAGGTCACTCTGCTTTTCAGCTCCGTCACCATTTTGTATTATAGTGACGGACTGTGTCTCCATGTCCCCGGTGGTGGTAGGTTTGACACTGACTTTGCAGTAAGGGTATCTGGTGCATCGTCCATCCTCAACTTGCTTGTTGCTCCACTTTCCGCAGCGGCGGCAACAAGATTCGTGACCTGCATTACCGTAATAATCGTCGGCCTCGAAGCTAGAGTAAAACGCGGGTATCGGTTCGGCGGGCTGTTTCTCCTCTTTGATCAACACGATCTGGGAAGGAGTGGCGGTGACAGTGACAATACTGTCAGCGCTTTCAACAACATCTGTGTTAACATGTGATGTGGCTGAGCCTTTCTTTGTGGCCTCATGCATTATTTTCATGAGGCTATCGATACGAGCCGGAATGTTTGTGGTTTTTCCGGCGGTGCGTTCTAACAATACGGCTTGTTTGGGATTTTGTGATCCATGGTAATCTATACACTTTGGATTCGGACAGTCGTACCAGAACAGTTGTTCTAAGTCAGTAACGGGGTGTATGTGGCTGTAATCGCGATCACAATCTGGGCATCGGTGGATGTGCCTATATGCGTGTCCTGTTTGTGCAGATTGCACAACCGTTGTATGAGGTTTAACAGGGGGCGGAACATTTTTAGCGTTAGCCTGGGCTATTGCTTGCGCCTCGGTCTTAGCGGGCTCAATTGAGCCACGAGGTGTCTTAGGCGGCGCTTTTGGCGCTTGTTCTACCTTAGCAGATTGTTGTGAACCTTTCGATCCTGGGGCGGGTGTCGCCTGGGCGGTCTTTGCTTGCAACATAATATTACTTAAGTTGGGGGCAATTGACTTATTCGCCTGGACAGCCTTCTGATGTTTGCTGTCCGCGGGATCGGCGGGTGGGTCTTTAGATCCTACCTTGACTTCACCACGATGAACGACGGTGATGTCCACTTTCTCCTCACGATGGAAAAAGTTTTCCATACTGTCAAATTCTTCAAAACGTTCGATCTTGTCTAACGCTTCGATTGCTTTCTCTAACTGGTCGGGCGTACACTTCATGTTGTCACAGATGACATCAATTGCAGTTTCAAAAGATGTTAGTGTAGGGAATGGGCCCTCAAACCGTGAAAAGTAGTTCACTTCGCGTTTGAGTATTGCCTCGACTTCAGGAGCGGCAGGCTTATTCACGTTGACGTTTTTGAAACAACGAAGAATAGCTGCGCAAAAATTCGATAGTAAGGGGGTTAAGGGATCAGTGACCTGAAATCCTGTGGCTTTTCTTACAAGAATTAAGTCATCAGGAATGGTCGCGGGTGCACTAGCCAAATGGATTTTGGAGAGGGCTCTTCGGACATCATGTACGGATTCAGCAGTAGCCCATGGATTAAGGAAAATCCTACCCAAAAAGGGCACGGGGCTAAAGATTGGGATGTCTACAGCGGTACTTAGCATACCAATATTGGCAAATGCTCGGCATATAGCAGCAGCGGATACTCCTCGGTTGTTACCGTCATCTCCTCCGTAAAGACCTAATTTCTTGTAGGCCTCCTTCTTGGTGAGGGATTCATCGCGCAGAGCGCAATATCCGACGCAAGCATTCAATCTAGAGTTTTTGTCTGACGTGATGCTTGAACCAGAGTCGGTCATGTTGTCAATGTCAACCTTTACGCCTGTTTGTGTTACGGCTTTTGTACGGGTTTCACCTTGCAACATTCGAGTAATCTCGCTATGGTACCGTGTGGCATACGCTGCGGTGTAGCAGGCATTATCCAAACAATGTGAAAAGAATGGCACTGAGCCATCATTTTTAGCGATGTCGGAGCTCGTTATTTTCTCCTCATTTAAGCAGATGTCTTGCAGACGTGTGCCTATTTCTTGCGGGTGGGATCCAAAAGCGTACCATTTCTGTTCTTTCATGATATGCTCTGAAAACGGATAAGTAAATTGCCCTAGACGGAAATTATGTGCTACTGGGAGCGTACATATTCCACGGGGGTCTGTTAACTTTCCGTAGGATTCGGCCTTCTGGAATGACTTTATAAACGCGCTATTGTCGCTGAAGAAGTTCTCATCTTCCACACGTCGAACGGCGTTTGGGCCACGGTTAGCAACATGAACCATCATCTCCTCGTGGCTGAGGGGCGTTAAGGTGCCGCGATGATGCCCGACGAGCAAGTCAACGAACTCGCTCATATATACCCAATATCTTGGCGGTATTTTATGTGTCGGGGTTAAATTCTTCACATTCTTAATGCGACCATCCACAAAAGCGTGTTCGTTATTGTGGCTACGTAATGGATGATATCCATCGTCGCAAATCGGTTTCATTATCCTACGTGTAACAGCTTTACCGTCCTCGGTGACTAATGGTTTTAATGATTGATAACCATCCTGGGACTCAGCGTAACATGATATAGGAGAGTAAGAATATGCAAAGAAGTTCGTGTTGGCTTTGTAAAAGTCAAACAGTATAGTGGCTGCGAATACTGGATCGCTGATGGATGAATCGCCGGCATTTCGAACAAGTCGCTCCAAATCGGATACCTGCGGCGTCTTAGATAACCTAAGACGCGTGTACATAGTCTGTAACAGGCTGTCGGTGACGGTGACTGAATCAAAACTGTTCAATCTTCCGATGGAGTGTCGAACTGCAAGGTCGTCTTGCAGTATGTTCTTTGGGACAATAGTATGATAGCGTACGTGGGCGTAACCATTTGTGACGAACTTGCGTCTAAACAAACGTGCACCTGGCAATAACCAGGCGAAGGGTCCGTAAACTTTTCTAATGGGAATGAAAACGACTACAAATCTGTCTTCACTGAAACGAAACTTCTCAACCAGATAGAGCACACTGCCCCACCAGAAGTCGATTGTTAAATGGTCTGTTTCAAAATTCCAAAGTTCATGAACGTACTTACCGCCACCGTTGACGTGCATCACGACTTGATTGTTTTCGTCGATGGTGTACGATGCGTCTTCGGTAGTTCCGCAAACACGGCTTGGGATAAATGTGGAAATGGCTACAGTGTTGCCCTGTAAATAGTCGGACATTTTAACGTAGTAGTCAACGTCAGTCATTGTCACCATGTGGTGATCCTTAACCTTTTTGTGGATGTACTCATACTGTAAATCCTTCGCAACATAATAGTTGCGCAACCGATCCACGCCAAGCGATTCCTCTTGCTTGGAGGAGGAGACGGAAAACTGCTTCTTTCCTAATAAGGTGGGCATAGCCGTCAAGAAGTTGTTTGTGCTCCTCCTCACCATTGCAGCCTTTGGATGCGAGTGTGAAGTGTCTTTGTTAGTTGCGCTAGCTAAAACGGGTTTCCCCATATGTGCGTAGGCCTGTCGAAATACCTGTCGAGAGTCATCAAGAAGGGGTCCTGAAAAGAACCGTATGATGTAGCTGGCGAGTCTTGCGCCGAGCGTCCTTCTGATATAATCCGCAAGATCATATAATTTGTCTCGGGTGAGGCGCATAAAATATCCTATATGATATATAAAATAGATTATGGCAACAACCAATAATGGCATAGCTATGTCCCATCCGATCCATTTATAGATGTAGACGATGATATGCCAAAAGAAGTCGATCTTCTTTAAGATCGAGAAAACGAAAGAAAACATTTGCATAACCGGTAGGAGTGCAAACATCATAGAGTTTCGGGATTTAAATAATCTTGAAAACGTTATTCTTAATTATTTGGTTTATGTAAT